TTTAGTGAGCTTATGAGTGCAAAAATTAGTGATGCACTTGACGCTCGTAAGATTGAAATAGCTGATGATGTATTTAACGGCGTAGAACAGGAAATAGTAGATGCAGACGTTCAAGGAATTGAGATTGAATCTGACGTTGAGTGAAGCTTCTGAAAAAGAAGTTAAATCATTCAAAGTTGGTAAAAAATCTAAAGCTGTAGTTAAAAAATCAGGTTCTAAGTTTTCCGTTTATATAGATGGTGAGCTATTAGATAAGGATTACAAATCTGCTAAAGAAGCAGAAAAGGCTGCAAAGGAATTTGCAGATCTTATGGGAGCATAATTAAATGAAGCTGATTACAGAACTTTATGAAGAAAACTTAAATTATATTACCGAAGAAACTAATGGTAAAAAGAATACCATTATTGAAGGTATTTTTATGCAGGCTGAATCTAAAAATAGAAACGGTCGTGTTTATCCTCGTGGAGTGATGGAAAAAGCTGTTAATAAATATGTTACAGAACAGGTTAGTCGCGGAAGAGCTGTTGGTGAGTTAAATCACCCAGAAGGACCAACAATTAACTTGGATAAAGTTTCCCATCGTATTACCGAACTAAAATGGGATGGTAATAATGTGATGGGTAAAGCACTCGTATTAGACACTCCAATGGGCCAAATTGTAAAAGGTCTTGTAGAAGGTGGTGTTCAACTGGGTGTTTCTAGTCGTGGTATGGGTAGTCTTGTGAACCGCAACGGGGTAAATGTTGTTGGAGATGATTTTCTTCTAGCAACAGTGGACATTGTCCAGGATCCCTCAGCACCAGAAGCTTTCGTTAATGGGATTATGGAAGGCGTCGAATGGATCTGGGAAAATGGCCTGCTAAAAGCACAAGATGTTGAAAAATATGAGACTGAAATCAAAAAGGCATCTTCATCCCAATTGGCCGAAAGCCAGTTGAAGGTGTGGAAAGATTTCCTCTCAAAACTTTAACTCTATTTTATCAAGGAGTAAAATATGTCTGAAGAGACCAAATTAGAAGAGTTGGATCTTATCGAAGACGTTACTGAAGTACAAGAAGAGCTCCAAGATGAAGACCTCGTTGAAGACGTTGAAGTTGAGACCGAGGAACACATCGCGGAAGAAGAAGTAGTTGCAGAAGAAGTTGAAGAACTTGAAGAAGCAGCTGCGCCTAAGACTAAGGCTGGTATTATTAATGCCATGTACTCAGAAATGTCTAAGATGAAAAAATCCGACTTACAAGCCGCCTATGAAAAATTTATGGGTAAAGATGACGACGGCGATGATGACGACGATGACGATGATGATATGGACGAATCAGTTCAAGACGATGGCGCAGAAGCTATCGATGCGACAGATAAAGCCATTGAAAAATCAAAGCCAAGTAAAGTTGCTGAACCAAAGGGTAAATCAAAAGGTAAGATGAAAGAGTCATATGACTTTAAAGCTGATCTAGATGCTCTTGTTGTTGCAGATGACAACTTATCAGAAGGTTTCCAAGAAAAAGCAGCTACAATCTTTGAAGCAGCAGTTAAAACAAAAGTTGCTGGTGAGATTGATCGTTTAGAAGCTGAATATGCTCAGCATCTAGAAGAAGAAACAGCTTCAATTCAAGAGCAATTAGTAGAAAAAGTCGATGGTTACTTAAACTACGTAGTTGAAAACTGGATGGAAGAAAACCGTTTGGCTGTAGAAAATGGTTTGAGAAGTGAAATCTCAGAATCATTCATGGAAGCACTAAAAGGCGTATTTGTAGAGCATTATATCGATGTACCAGAATCAAAAATTGATATGGTAGACGATCTTGCAGAACAAGTACAAGAATTAGAAGAGCACTTAACAAAAGCAACCGAAGATAATATTCGTTTGTCTGAGTCAGTAGCTCAAATGCGTCGTTCAGAAATTTTAGCAGAAGCATCACAAGATTTAGCAGTAACAGAAGCTGAAAAGCTTAAAACACTTGCTGAAGATGTAGATTTTGAAGATGAAGCAACATTCACTAGAAAAGTTGCAACATTGAAAGAATCATACTTTGCTAAAACTGTAACCGAAAATGTAGAAGAAGCTGAAATTGCTACAAATGCAGATGGTGAAGAAATTGAAGTTTCACCACTCATGGAAAAGTATCTAACAGCTCTTTCTAAGTCAGTAAAATAATTAAATTCCATTAGGAGAAAACAAACAATGTTTAATGCAGAAAATGCTTCTCAGAAATGGCAGCCAATCCTAGAGCATGCTGACATTCCTGAAATTAAAGACAACTACCGTCGTTCAGTAACTGCGGTACTTCTAGAAAACCAAGAAAAAGCAATGCGCGAAGAGCGCGCAGCTTTCGGTTCTCTAAACGAAACAGCAGCGAACGCAACAGGCGCAGGTGTTGATAACTTTGACCCAGTACTTATCTCTCTAGTACGTCGTTCTATGCCAAACCTAATGGCTTATGATGTTGCTGGTGTTCAGCCAATGTCTGGCCCAACAGGTCTAATCTTCGCAATGAAGAGCCGTTATTCTACACAAGGTGGTACAGAAGCGCTATTCAACGAAGCAGATACAGCGCACTCAGGTGCTGGTTCTCATGCTGGTGCAACTGATTCACTAGGTTCATACGGTACAGATACTACTCCAGCTGATGGCGTTGAAGATTCATTCTCAACTGGTACAGCTATGGCAACTGCAGCTGCAGAAGCTTTAGGTAACACAGGAAACGCGTTTGGCGAAATGGCTTTCTCAATCGAGAAAACAACTGTTTCTGCGAAATCACGTGCACTAAAAGCTGAGTACACAATGGAACTAGCACAAGACCTTAAAGCAATTCACGGTCTTGATGCTGAATCAGAACTAGCAAACATCTTGTCTGCTGAGATTCTTGCAGAAATCAACCGCGAAGTTATCCGTACAATCAACGTAAAAGCGAAGCTTGGCGCACAAACTTCAAACACAGCAGTAAATGGTGTATTTGATGTTGATGGCGATTCAGATGGTCGTTGGTCAGTAGAAAAGTTCAAAGGTTTGATCATGCAGATCGAACGTGAAGCAAACACAATCGCGAAAGAAACACGTCGCGGTAAAGGTAACTTCATCATCTGTTCTTCAGACGTTGCTTCTGCTCTTGCAGCAGCTGGCATGTTGGACTACACTCCAGCTCTAGCAGCTAACCTAAACGTTGATGACACAGGCAACACATTTGCTGGTGTTCTTAACGGTCGTACAAAAGTATACATCGATCCATATGCATCACAGGATTATGTAAACGTAGGTTACCGTGGTACAAACCCATACGATGCAGGTCTATTCTATGCTCCATATGTTCCATTAACAATGGTTCGTGCGGTTGGCGAAGAAGACTTCCAGCCACGTATCGGCTTCAAAACTCGCTACGGCATGGTTGCTAACCCATTTGCGGGTGGCGCTGGTTCAAGCGAAACTGGTACTGATCGTGCTAACCAGTACTACCGTATCTTTGCTGTTACAAACATCCTAGGTACATAATAATAAGAGTAGGATTAACCTACCTTTCTTAAGGGGCTCTTCGGAGCCCCTTTTTTTTAGTATAAATAGATTATATCAGCAATTATTAAGAGACATAATTATGGCATACACAAAGGAAATCAATTATAATTTAGAGCCAACTTCGTATTTAGTTGATCAGCAAACATTTGCTAATCCTGCAGGATTTAGATTAGTAATTGATAGTTTGAAATATCCAAACGCTCAATATACTGTTCAAGCAGCATCTATTCCAGATCTATCTGTACCTGGTGCGTCTCTTACTACGCCTAAAAGAAATATTTTAGTAGCCGCAGATAAATTAGATTATGCGCCTCTTACCTTAACATTCTTAGTAGATGAAACATTTACAAATTATCAAGAGATTCACGATTGGATGTTTGGTATGGTCGGCCAAGCAGATTTTGGAGAACGTAAAAACCGTGATTTGACATTAGTGATATATAATTCAAATAATAATGTTGTAAAAGAAATTCAATTTGTAGATGCTCATCCAACAAGTCTTTCTTCTTTACCATTTGAAGTAACAAATGAAACAGTAAATTATCTAACAGCAGTTGTTGAATTCAATTATAGTTATTATAAATTTTTATAAGGAATAACTTTTTATTATGTTAAATCTTGAAGACGTTTTGAAAATGTGGGCTGATGACTCAGTCATTGATGATATTAGATTAGATGAAGCCTCAAAAGATACTGCAAAACTCCACGCAAAATATTTAGAAATGCTATCTGTGACTAAGCTTCAATTGAAGCGTAGAGATATGGAATTTAAAGTTTTGCTTAAAAATAAGTGGTTGTGGTATAATGGTAAAATGTCCAAAGATCAAATTGATGAGCTTGGATGGGAATACGACGCTTTAAATGGCTTGAAAGTATTGAAGGGTGAAATGGATTATTATTATGATTCAGACCCTCATATTCAAGAAGCACAAGCTAAAATTGATTATCTAAAAACATTAATTGAAACTTTAGAGGAAATTATAAATACTATTAGGTGGAGACACTCTACTATTAAAAACATGATTGACTGGCGAAAATTCGAAAGTGGTGGATAATGGATGTTATAAAGATTCAAAATAAGAATCATTCATTTTTACATGTAGATTGTGAACCATCTGTTGCTAATGAACTATCTGACTTTTTTACTTTTTATGTTCCTGGTTATAAATTTATGCCAGCATATAAAAATAAAATGTGGGATGGTAAAATTAGACTGTATGATTCTCGTAAGAAAGAATTGCCAGCTGGTCTCTATAGATACGTAGAAGAGTTTGCTGGAACTCCTGGTAGAGACTATCAGATTGAGTTATTGTATGATAATTATTATGGTTTA